ACTGGGGTTACATTCCTAGAGAAGTCCACTATGTTAGACTATCTCCTAAGGATGCTGACTTTGGATCACGTTACTGGGGTGAAATCCGTGGCGAAAGATCTGCTTATGGTGAGAATGAAGAAGGCACAACTAATAAAGGCAGAGAGACAATCGATGAGACTAAGTTTGACATCTCATTGAGAGTCATGAAGGAAGTAACTACACTTGCAATTCAAGAAATTTTTGAAAAAAGAGAGACACTGCTTCGCACTAAATACTCACAACTTGAGATGGAGACTTGGGAAGATCAACTAGCAGAAGCGAAAGCATATATTGCTGACAATACTGCTGAGGTTAAACTAATTAACCGTCTTGCTGAAGTCCGTGGATTGACACTTGATGTCTTTGCTGCTAAAATTGTGGAGAAAGATACTGAGTGGAAAACCAACTGGTATGATCTTGCTGTAAAAGAGCAAGAGATGATTGCCAAAGTTAAAGCATGTAAAAACAACCGTGATGCCAATGTATTCCTAGAGGATTACTTTGGTATTGAAATGCCCAATTATCAATGTCTAGAGTATAACCGTTGCTATGAAGAAGAAGGAACAGGACTCATCCTTAGAAAAGAAGCAGTCGTCTCAGGAATCAAATTCTGATACTTATGATGTCAATAATCTTCTAGCAGATCTAGAAGATATTGCTGCTTGGGATACTGATGAATTCACCGCAAAGATGATGCAGTGGTCTGATTCACAGTATTTCCAACAATCAGAATTCCAAAATAGATATTATGTCGTTGGATCTCATGTGACTCCATATAGACAACTGCAACAGGCAGTTATGGAGATTCAGGCGAGATACAATGCCATGCAGAAGATCACCATTCAATACAAACGTTGTCTCAATGACATCGAGCGTGTGAAATGGGAGATGGAAGAAGAGGACAATAAATTTTACAAGCAAGATAAGCAATACGAGTTGGAATTGCTGCTTGTAGATAAGCAACTGTGGGTCAACAAACTAAACCAATCCAAAGATGAAATCACTGGTTTCATGAATATCATCAAGGAAAGGACTGGTGAGGATCCTACTGCGTGCATGAATATCCTTGAAGATAAAGAACTCAAAGAGGCAGAAGAGCACAAGTATTGGATTGCTCGTATGGCAAAACAGGCATCAGTAGATCTCCTAACTACTGGTAGAATCCAAGCAGGTAACTTAGATTCAATGCTGCAAATGTCCCCTGAGGATCAAGCAGCAGTCACAGATCTTGCATTGACATACTCTACTGCTGTCAATCGTAGCGTTGGTGCTATCAAGGAAGCAGCAGAAGATAGAGTAGAAAAGATGATGGAAGGTAAACCAATTCAAATGTTTGACACTTCAGGAGTGCTCTCAGATTATGCAGGAAACAACATCACAGACCGCTTGCTTCAGTCTCCCGATAAACCCGAAACTGACTCCTGAGTTTATTGATGATCATTTCATTCCGTTTCTGAATAGAAACAAAGATCTGATCGTTGATCTATATTTTACTTCAAGGATGCCCCCATTCACACAAGATGCGATGGGGGATGTTTTTCGCAGTGAAAATAATGCAAAGGGTGCAATCTCCAATGCATTGTATATCTCAGAGAAGACAGGTATTCCACTATCTGCCACATTCAATAATATGTGGGTGAGACCAGATCAAAAGAATCTGGATATGTGGATCAATAACTTCAAATATCTGTGGGATGTTGGCATCAAGATTGTTACTTTGCCACATACATCATGGGTATCAACAGGACAGATTCAACGTCACTTTCCTGGCATTTATATCAAGAATACAATCCTTCGTGAGGTAGTTAAACCCAATGAGATTGTGTCTCTTGCTAGTGCAGGATTCAACTATATCAATCTCGATCGTGACATCATGCGCGATCAAGATGCTCTGCCAATGATTAAGAAGGCAAAGGAATACTGTGCTGAGAGAGGTAATCCCATCAAACTATCATTGCTTGCTAATGAGCATTGTTGGGGTGGTTGTCCTATCATGCCTGAGCATTATCAATATAATTGTACAAGACAGGGCACAGAACCAGAGTATTTCAATACAGAAACCAGTCGTGTCTCATGCTCACGATGGGATCAATATGATGCAGCAAGTGAATT